CATTTAAACTGGGATATAAACTCATAGTAGTAAAAGCTATACCTCTAGGACTGTATAACTGTAACATAGTACTACTAGAAGTTAGCTTAAAAAATTCTGTATTATAATCACTAATTTTTGTTATAGAGTCTGCTGTGTGATTAATTGGTCTGGGATGACCTGTAGTACCACTTGTATTTACTGAAACGTCTCTATCTTCAATCCTATCGATAATTGCACTTCTAATATAATCATTATCACTCTCAAGGTACTCAACACCATCTATGTATATCATTTTCTCTCTGCTAATGCCTGTTGTAAAATTTCATCGTGGGTTGCTCCATCATGTAGTTTTTCTCTAGTCCAATCATAAACATGAGGAGCATATTCAGATAATGCTTGACTTTTCTCTTTTATATAATTAAATGTTACTTCAGCTAGTTTGAGCTTTTTAGGATCAATATTTATTTTACACAAGTCTTCATCCCATCTATCTAAGAAATGATGCTGCTGAGCCCACTGATAATCTAGATAAAGATTTCTTCCTAGATAGCCTTTTGGCGCGCGGTACTCTTGCCAGTTTTTCTCAATATGATTTCTTTGTAATCCTTTCTCACCCCATGTTTGCCATAAAGGATTATCTCTACGCTTACTAATTGTAAAATGGTATGCAATAAAATCACAGATCTGATTTTCTAGCTTTTGAATATGTCGAGAGAATGCTTTCTTAGTAAAGCGGGATATTTCTCTGTTATCGTATTTATTCAAGGCTTGGCTTAGCATCTGAATACAACTTTGTGCAACGTAGATAGAGTTAGCTTCCATTGGATCTACAAAACCTTGTCCCATACCAATACCAACTACATTCTTTACCCAAGCATCTTTATAGTAACCTTGCTCCCATTGAAGTAGTTTAGGGTCTCTAATCATCTCATGAGTATCCCAATAACGGATAAACCTTTCTCTTGCAGAGTCTTTATCTTCTGAGCGCTCGTCAAAGATGTATCCTGAACCCATACGACTATACAAAGTAATAATAAAGTTCCAACCATTAGCTTGAGCATATGATTGAGTGTATGGTTTCATTTCTGTATAGGGATCATTATACTTAATAGGAGCAACCCATGCACTTTGAGTAGGAAGTCTATCACTCATAGAGAACCATTCATTCTCCATTTGTTTCATAAGCACTCTATTAAACCCAGTACAATCTAAAAATAGATCTCCTTTAAATTGTCTTCCATCTTCTAATTGTAGATAATCAATATAACCATCTTCACGCTTAGCAATATGCTCAACATGACCTTCAATCCATTCCACACCTAAAGGAAGAGCAACTTGATCTCTTACGACTAAAGGAAAACGCTCTGCATCAACATGCCAAGCATATCCATGCCAATCACCAATTAGAATATCATTTTCATCATCATATACAGATTTGTTATTAATAGCTAGGTTATATTGATCTGAAGTGTATTCCCCCCACTCGTACCACTTATATTTACCTTGTCGTACTAACTCTAACCAATAGTCAACACTTTTATTATTAATGCCGAATCGACCATCATTATCATAGAAAAAATCATCCATTTTTAATGGATTATAGAAACTCTTTTTAAATACATTATCTCTAAATGTAAGATTAAAAGTATAGAACTGTCTGTGATGTTTAGGAGTATTCCAATGGTCAACAGCTCTTACTTTTGGATCTTCAGTATTCCATGCACTAAACATATTACCAAATTTGTGAAGACCGTGCACACCTTTCATCCACTGATGTTCATCTACTTCTAACCATTTAAGTAGATCCCCAAGTTGAGGAATCGTAGACTCTCCTACTCCTAGAATAGGAACATAAGGAGATTCAATAAGAGTAATTTTTATATTTTTATGAAACTTAGCTAAGTATGCAGCTGTAAACCATCCAATTACACCACCACCTAAAATAGTAATATTCTTTACTTGTGTTTTCATTTAAAATTTACCTGCGCCATTATTTCTGTCATACATGCTACAATATTTAGCTCATGATCAGCCACGAATGCATCTTTATATTGATAGTCTGCTAATATAAGAACAAGTTGAGGTATACTTCCAGAGTCTACATACTCATTCATATTGTCATATAATCCACGAAAGATAGCATTAGTATCTACATCCATATGGTTTACAACCCATGAACGCATCTTCTTAAAGTTCTTCGTCTTTAGATGTTCTACTAACTGGTTAATAGTGCTGTCAATACTACCAACACTACTACCGACACTATTAAAGTCACTAATTGATCTTCGTTGAGATTCATTGATTACTCTCCTCCAGTCTGGAGCATGCTTCATGATAAGATCTGCAACGTTTTTATTATCGTATGATATACCTTCTTTATCTAATACAAAGGACATACGTTTATAAAATTGAGCAGCTAATTCAGCTAAGTCTTTCTTGGTAGTATTAAACTCATAAACTCCACAGCGAGAATGTAGAGGTTCAATAATTCTATTCTTAAAGTTGCAAGTAAGAATAAATCGACAGTTATTAGCAAACTCTTCGATAAATCCTCGCAAAGCAGGTTGAGTACTTTGAGGGTTCAAATAGTCTGCTTCATCAAGAATACAAACCTTTACTCCTCCTGATAAAGATACTGATGAAGCAAATTGCTTTATCTTACCTCTTAATGTATCTATATTACCTTCTTCAGATCCGTTAATTAAAATATAATCAAGCCCCAGCTCGTTGCATAGGGCTTTTGCTATAGTAGTTTTACCTAAACCGGCAGTGCCAGAGAAGAGCATATTCTGCAATTCTCCAGCATCTACCATACTCTGAAACGTTTGCTTTAACGCAGGAGGCAATATAGTTTCAGATATCTTAGTAGGACGATATTTCTCAACCCAAAGAAAATCATTGCTCATAATATATATGGTATCCTTATTCGGATTCAGCAGCCATATCTTGCTGATAAGTTTCTGACATTTGAATTAGCTGTACAGCCTGATCTCGTAATTGACCTAGAGTAGATAATTCTTCACCTTTAACTGCTCCTCGTTGCACCATAGTATCAATTACTGCCACTGTTGAACGACATACTCTATTAGATAGGTCGTATACAGGAGCATGTGATTCATGCGCGAGTTTCAATTCATCTTCTTTAGCCATTTTATTCTCCATATGTTGATGACTTTTCAAGCGCCACCCAGTACGTAATACTGCTATTGACACTTGTAAATTGTGATATTAATTTTTTAGAAATCTTAACCTCGTAGTCATCATTGACCATACGTAGGTTGTTAATATTTAGTACATATTTAAAATCAGGTGCGTTATATCCTCCATCTACTGTCACTGAATAAGTATTAGCTGTAGCATTCTCTGCATCTACTACTGATAGTTTAATAGTATTATCATCTGGTTCAACTATTACTTGACTATGACCAAAGATAGAAGATGCTTTCTTAATTCCTGATAGAGTAGTCTGATCTAAAGTAAACCAAACGTCTGCTTCAGGCATATCAATAGGTTTAGAAGGAGTAGTTAACATCTCTGGATCTGCATAAAAATACTTTACAATAGATCGACCAGCATTACCTCCTATCCTCATAAAGCTAGAGTCAAACTTAACCGAAGGAGTATCTACTAAGTTAAGTACACTTAAAAACTCCTGCAAGTCATATATACCTATACTCGAATTAAACTCTTCCTGCACTACTGCTTCAGCTAAAATATTCTTAGCTTCTGATATAGTCATAATTTTATTACCAGGTTTAATAACAATATTGCTATTAATCTGAGCAAAGTTAGTTAATACCTTTACTGTTTCTGCACTTATTTCCATTATACAATCCTACTAAAGTTTTTATCTTTCACTACTTCTATTCTATTAGAAAACTTATCATCAAGCAACTCTCGTTTATGAGATATTACGTATATATTAGTTTCATCTCCTAAAGTATAGATGATTTTCATTAGATTATCAACACCTTCGTGATCTAATGATGAATCAAATGTCTCATCTAATATTAACAGATTAGTTGCAACACTATTCTTCATCTTAGCTATCATACGCCAAGTAAACAACAATGCTAAATCGATACGTTGCTTCTCTCCTTCTGAGAATGAATCGTATGAAAAGCTATCTCTAAATCGAGACCTAATAGTTTCTTGAAACGATTCATCTAGATTAAACGAAACATAGAAGTCTAAAATATTTAAATATTGATTACAAAGCTGATTAATAACAGGAAGATATTGCTTTACAATCTTAGTCTTAATACCAGTATCCTTGAGCATTGTACTCATTATAACATTATAGTTTAGTTGCTCACTAAGTGCAAGCTTTTCTTCTATTAAGTTATTACTTGTAAATGTAAGATCGTCTAGATCTTGTATAGCTTGATCCATATCAACGTTACTATCTAGCTTACCTATCTCTGCTTGAGTACGATCAATAGAAGATTGAAATTGAGCTATAGATTTATTATTAGCAGCTAAGTCACTTTGATAAACTCTACATATATCAATAATACTTAATGCAGAGGATAAAGCTTCTTGAGCTTGTTGTAGTCCGTCATCTGCTTTATTAATTCCCGCTTGGAGTTCCTTTGCTCTGCCTTTACCTTCCAAGATATGGGCTGCTTTTGTTTCCTCAGTGATGGCTTGATCACAGGTCGGACAGATATCATTTTTCTCGAAGAACTGGACTTCTTTAACGATCTTCTTGACTTCAGTATTGAATTTGGTCTTATAGGCTTCAAGCTCTTTGATTTTAGCTTCGCGTTGTCCTCTCTCCACATCTGCATTCGGTAGTTGAGATTGAATGGAATCACTAAGCTCTTCGTTCTTTCCATGTAGAGTTTTGATTTCATGTTGGAAATCTGAGATGAGTTTGAGTTTCTCTTCCCTTTGTTCTTTATTAATTGCTTTGATATCTTTAATATATTTCTTCTGTGCATCAAATTTAGTGCTCGTGACGGCATGCTGATGAGTAACATCTTTAATCTGATCCTTTAATAACGATGTCTTTTCTTTTAGTAAAGAATTCATCTTAGAGAACACGTTAATGTCCAGAAGATCCTCGATTACATCTCTTCGATTCTGAGCGCTTAGCTGCATGAAAGGAATGAAGGAGGAGGAGCCCAGCACTACAATCTGATGAAAGCTCTTATGATTGAGCTTCAAGATGTTTTGCTCGAGGATCTTCTGGTACTCTTTGGCATGAGATGATTGATTAATCATCGTCTCGCCTTTCCATATTTCAAATACGTTAGGTTTAATACCTCTAACGATTCTGAAATCTGAACCTAATGCGCTGAAGGTCACTTCAACTACACAGTTCTTATTATTAATAGAATTAACCAACTGAGGTTTAGATATATTACGATGAGCCTTACCAAACAAAGCAAAGCTCAAAGCGTCAAGCATAGTAGATTTACCAGCACCATTAGATCCAACAACAAGGGTAGTCTTATTTTTAGTTAAATCTAATTCAGACCAGTTATTACCAGTTGAAAGAAAATTCTTCCACTTTAAAATTTTAAATGTAATCATTATGCAATTTCTAGAGTTTGTGCTTCCAACATAAGATCTGACATCTGAGATTTAATCTTATCTTTATCTAAGTCTGTATCTACAGCGTCTATGTAAGTATATAATAAACTCGAAGTATCTTCAACTGATATTTCACTATCTTCTACATTTTCTCCAACAAACTCGTTAAAGTTTTCTGCAATCTTCAATTCTAGTATTGATCTATTCTGTATGCGATCAACAAACTTATCAAAAGTAAAGGTATCCGATTTATTAACTACCACTAACTTTACAAACTTACCTTCTACATCATCCAAAGGATAATGGAGGTAATCACAATCATTGTCATCATATCTGATACGATGGAAGAGAGTGTGCGGATTGTGTATAGGAGTAAGCTCTCTAGTCTCGGTGTCAAGTATATGAAAGTATTTTTTATCATGGGCATCATTCCAAAAGAACTCCATCTGTGAACCTAGATATGTTATATTATCTTGTTCTGATTTTGTATGAAAGTGGCCAGATAAGACTTTCTCAAATCGTTTAAATATAGAACGATTTAATCCATGCTCATTCTTTATACCTTTCATCATCTCGTAACCAGCTATCTCGAAGTGACCTCCAAGCCAATCACACTTAGCATTATTAATAAATTCTAATGACTGCTTCTCATTCTCTGCTGATATCCAAGGTACAAGACCTAACTTAAACCCATCATAGTCCATCACAGTAGGCTCATGAAGTATATTTACCTCATTCATATAGTGACCTAAGAGCTCCTTGAGACTGTTAAGCTCGTTAGTATTCTTATAGTACGTGTCATGATTACCACAGATAATATCCATGGTAATTCCATTGTCTCTTAACGGTTTAAGAAAGTGATTACGGTTACGGTTAAGAGCACGGAAGTTGATAAACTTCCTGTTATCATAGTAATCACCAAGATGCACAATATGCTTAATATTATGTTCCAGAAGATAAGGAAACAATACATCAGAATAAAATTTTTCTGCGTTATCGAGAAATATGTCGCTGCTATTGCGAGTACCACAGTGAGTGTCATTTAATATACAAACCTTCATAAAAAATCACCAAGGTCAGAGTCTACATTATTAGATCTAGCTCTCTTAGTTTTCTTTTTTTCTTCCTCAGCAAATAGTTTAAAAGCACTATCTTTTTCTTTTACTTTATCAATTCTATCCTTTAACGTATCTACAAATTGATTAATAACAGCCTTAGATGCAGCATCTCCTTCAGCTGTTATATATTCTTCAATACCAGAAGACGTCATATATTTAATCTTAATGTCTTGCTGTTTCTTTTCTTTTGCAATACGACGAAGAAATGCATACCAGCTAATCTGTGTAAAATATGCGAAAGCGTTAGGATTACCTGTCCGCGTAGCTGCTTCTACATTATAATTCTCAATGGCTTTTAAACAATTTTCAACTGCATCCATCACCATTTCTTCACGATAGGTATAACGAATAAAGTTAGACTTATGAGATAGCCCTTCAGCAATCTTAAGAAAACAAGACGCAATATAATTAGGTACGATGGGAAGTTTATCTTCAGTCTTTTGAGCTTCGTTAAGAGTGCGTACATAACTGACTACAGCTTGTGAGAACTCTTTATTATTTACATAATGAATACTTGCTCGTTTAGTTCTTGCCATAATATATTCCTTCAATTCACAATATTATAATCTATATTTTTATTACTGGCAACTAAAAAAAGTAGTTGCACAATCTCGCCAATTCGTATATAATCATATAGCGATATGGGGAGGGGGGATATATTACTTAACTAAAAATCCAATGCGCGGATCGTCAATATATCCATTTGCATCATCGTACGCTTCAACAAAGTCATATCCATGTATCTCCATATGTTCTTTCTTCTTACCAAAATCGGAAGCCCATACAGGAATGATGTGATCATAATCTGGGTCAAGGGAAGGTCTTAAATGAACTTCTATAACTTGATCCCCCTTAAATTCAACATTGATTTCTTTTACATCCCTTAATTCATTAAGTTCATCCGGTACTTGAGGAATATAATCTGATCGATTCCATTCAACAAACCTAGTTAGATTAATAGGCATGTTAACGCCTTCCCAACAGGATGATCCTTTCCATGGCTGTCTCCATTTACCCATAATCTGATCTCTATCATACTGCCATACATAATTAGCTGAATAATGTTTACCTGTTAGATACTCACACCAAAAATAACCAGGAGGAACAGATCGATCATCACCTGCAGAAAGGGTTTTTACAGTAGCACCAGCTCCCATTCCAGCTAGATTATATATAGGTCTAATAACATACATACCAGTTTCAGGTATGTCTATATCTGCTGGCCCGCATTTATATCCAAATGTTTCTGCTATCCATAATTTATTAAACCATTTTCGGTGATGAGGATATTTAAGATATGCTTTTGAATCGTCCATTAATGCATTTTATTTTTATTGAAATTAATAGGAATTACATTATTATCATCTGAATCATCTAATAATCCAATTTTTTCTTTTAATTTAGCTACATAATCCTCAATCTTATCGTTAATATCTTCATCTGATAATTCTGATTGATCTACCGCTTCAAAGAAAAACTTGAGCATTTTTCCATCTGGATTTGCTTCTGCTATAACATGATTAGCATTAAGAGTCATAAAAACTTCATCTCCTTCTTGCATAGTCAACCACGGTCTTAAATTATAATATCTGACACCCTTTTTATCATCATCAACACAATTAATACGTAACACTTTCTTTACAACCATATCACAGTTGTCTTCATCCGCCCATTCTACTACTTCACATAGTATCTCTTCTCCAGAAGTAAGCTTAAACTGCTTGATATTAGTCATTTAAATCTACCTTTATTATTTTATAATTAAACTGCTCTTGTTCATAAACTTTTATTCGTTGAGCGCTATGCATTAAAGTATAATTCTTTCTAGCCTTCCAATGCAAATCATCTGCTATATCATAGAGTGTAGTAATCTGTCCATTGTCTGATTGCCGAAGCCCACGCCCAATCGATTGTAGAACTTTGATTTGTGATTTCGAGGGACTTGCAAATATAATATTATGCAGGTTCCGTATGTTAATACCAGTACTGAAAGTACCAAGACTAGCGACAATGACAGCATTAGTTTGTTTCTCCACAATCCGTCTTATAGCTTCTCTGTCTGTAGTGTCAGTATCGCCAGATACAAAAAAGACTTTCCTATTCTCTTCTACTTTATTATTTATCTGTTCGTATAATGGCTTTCCATGCTTATCCACAAGCCTGAATAAGACGAGAGTATTTCCTTTAGCATCAATAGCCAAATTACGAATGAGGCGATTACGAGCATCATTTCCAACGATGAAGTCAATCTCATCTTGATAGTCTCTTTTTCCAAAATCTTTACGCACCTTCTCTGGATAATTTAATAGTAATACTTTAATATCAAGCGGAGCTAACGTTTCATTATCTTGTAGTGCTTTAGTTGTAGTTACTTTATATACAGGTCCAAATAACCCTTCAAGCATTAATTTATGTGTCTGTGTACCATCTAAAGTACCAGTAAATCCAAATCTATATTTCGCTTCTGTTGCTTTATTCATAATAGCAGACAGAGACTTAGACTTAAATCCGTGACACTCATCTCCGAGTACCATACCAAACTGTTCAAACCATTTCTTAGGATATTTATATATTGATTGCCAAGTAGATATTATAATAGCTTTGTCTGTAACTTTATCCTTACCTGAGTATATTCTATGCATACCTGCTTCACTGTAGCCATAATCAAGAAAGTCTTGATGCATCTGCTCTACAAGTGAAGTAGTAGGTACAATAACTAATACTTTACTACCTTTAGGATACCCTACTCCTTCTGTGATATACTGTAGCCAATACTTAGCTAATAGATATATAATAAATGACTTGCCCGACCCTGTAGGAGATAGAAGAATTGCTCGAGTTCTTGTTAGGGCTATTTCAAGCGCATCGTATTGATAATCTCGAGGCTGAAATGGAAGCGTTGCGTCAGCTAGTAAATGAGACATATCTTGAAGAGAAGGTTTCGCCGGAACTGGAAAGCCATATTTTGTCTCTTCAGTGTCAACAGAATATGACCGCTCAGCTGCAAACTTTATTAAATAAACATATAGCCCAGCAGAGAGCTCGCCATTTATGCGATTAAATAAACGTATCTTTCCATCCCATACTTTATTTTTATAAGCAGGCATAAACTTATAGCCAGGTACAAAGAAAGAAAAGTATTCTGATAGCTCTGCTGCATAACCTGCTTCACAGTCCACATATAACATACTATAATCTTTTAACCTTACTGTAAATTCAGCCATTATATTTTTTTCTCACATCAAGAAATAGTGGTAGATAGTCATGAGTATTCACTGTAAATATTTGAGGTTCACTATGATCTACGGTGATAAGGATTACTCCTTGCTTAATAGGTACTCCTGTTCTCTCATAGAAAGCCGCTGCGTAGAATGAAGCTTGTATGAAGTAGTTAGTAATCCACTCTACTTTCTTAGGTTTACGAGCTGTCTTAAAATCTATAATAGAGAGCTCTCCATCAAACTCAGCAATACAATCTACTTGACCAGCACATTTAAGCTTATCACTATATAGATACTCTTCTTGAAACCATATGTTATTTACTCTTTTATCTATAATGTCTTTAAGATGGCTAAACGTGTAGAGATTATTAGGCATAGCCTTGCTGTCCCAACCGTCTACGTTATCTAAATAGTCCTCAGCTAACTTATGTACTGATGTACCTCTAGTAGATGCTTGATGAGATATTTTGTTAGCTTCTTCCTCACCAACTCTTTTACGCCAACGTATGATACTATCTTTACTTAAAATACTTAAGACTGTGGTAATGGAAGGATAAGCGTTACCTTCAGGAGTAAAATACTTACGACCCTTCTCTGTAGTCTTTCTAGTCATTTTAGGTAAAGTTATACCATGATCGACGTGATTAAACATTAGTTACCTGCTTCAAATTGCTTCCATTTTATAATATTGCCGATAGTTTGATGCCGCCAATTTAAGTTATTTACTATTTCTGTAAGAGTATCTATAACAGTCTTCCAATACTGTACTTTCTCTTCGCTTTGTTGTATCTCTGGATCACTATCATAATAGTATTCCATTTCGCCTTTCATGACCTTGAGACCATCAAAAGGATCTGGTTCCCAACCTAACGCTTCGATAGATTCGCGATCCATCTTACCGTTATAATATAACCATTTTTTCTTGAGTAAAGTTTTCTGTTTAAACTCTGCACGCTTTTTAGCTAGTTTAGCTTCTGCTAACCATTGTAGATATTTAGCATGTAGAGAAGGTGTTGCCCTTGATGTCTCATCTAAAGCAGTTCTTTCAATAACACTATCGTTCTTCCATTCTTCTAGAATGCTCTGTAAGTCCATAATATATCCTCATAATGTATAAAGGTATTTAGTTAAGTTCAAAAGTCGAAAATCTAAACGATGCTGGAAATGTAATAAATGTATTATCGCTTAATGTTGATTCTAATGTCATATCACCTAAAGCAACTGGAATACAATCAACATATTTAATTGTGCGAACTGTATTATTGTGACTTGAAAGTATAGATAGAGTTAGATCTGAATATGTAGGAGCTAGCTCTGCAGATCTTTCTGTAGGTAATCTATCTTTCTGCTCTACAAGTCTGTTCATCCAATTGTACATCTCTGTGTAAGAGTTTAAATTTTCGTCTACTATAATTATAGCTGTTAATTCCGAAAAAGTCAATTTATCTCCTGCAAAGGGTATAGATGAAACTCTCTTAAATGGAACCTCTACCGGATTTAATCCGAGATTAGGATGTAATACTGTTTGACAGAAGAACTCTAGGTTAGCAAAGTGCTTTCGATCAACTGTAAGCTTAAAAGATGTAGGCTGAAGAAAATTAATATTATTCAAACCTGAATTTGAATTAGTATCACTAACACTTACAGATATACTAGGGTTTAATGTAGGCATATTTTTTCCAGTTATACTATTTACCTATATTTATATGGAAAAAAAGTTTCGTTTTTCTGAAAAAAACAGTTGCACTTAGTCCAAATATAGGCTATAATTAATGTATGATAAGGAGAGATGATATGTTTAATATGTTAATGAAATTCAAAGCTACTAAATTTGACGGAATGTTTGAGGCTACTAACTCTTCTGAGCCTTGTTTCGTTGAATTTGTACCTACTATTGGTTGGGTAGCAACCTTCGATAAATTGAATGCTAAAGGTAACGTAGTTGGCGGTGAAGAAGAGTATTTTAAGACTGCTAAAGATGCTATCAAATGGTTAGAAACTAAAGTTTCTTTTACAGTTGAAATGGAGAAAGTATAATGTTTAAAGTTAACTATACAATGTTCGATATGCTGGATAAAACTTCTCAAGGCTTTGCTTGTAAGAGAGATGCAGAGAAGTTTCTTAAAACTATTAAACGTAACGAAGCAGTAACAAAAGCTGAGTTAGTCTCAGCTTAACTACTTTAAACTAGTTATAAAAAAAGGGCCGCGTAAGCGGCCCTAGTTGTTTCCGAACTCTTAATTCTTATGTTAAGATGTTGTCTACGCGGAAGATTCTGTAGTACTGGTTTGTACGAGCTGTAGCAAGACCATCTGCAGGTGCTGCACCTACGAATGGGTTAGACGCCATGCCATAACGAGTTTTGAACCCGATACGTGGTTGGAAGTCATTCTCACCTACTGCACGGACCATAGTTAATGGTACGTATGGGCAATAGAAAAGACCTGCGTCATAAGGGTTAGTACCTTTATAACCTACGTTGATGTAATCTGTAGTTGCATATGGATCGATATAAACGCGGATACGACCATTCATAACACCTGCGAAAGTGTTACCTGTGTCATCTACGTTCAAGTTGGTTGACAACGCTGGGCTGTAATCCAACATACCGGAAGCTGCAAGAGCTGTAGCAACGTCAGAAGAACATACGATAAAGTTACCTTTACCTCTACGAGTTTCTTTTGCGATTGTGTTAGCTTCACGATCTAGCTGTACACCGAGACCTTTAAACTTCTCAGCTGACCAACGACCATCAGCATCTGAAGACAAGTTAAAGATACCTTTAGTTGTTACGTTTGCTTGACGTGCACCAATTTTAGCTTGGCTGTTGATTGTACGAACAACTTCACGGTTAATTTCTGCCAAGATTTCTGTTGACAAGATGTTTGCCAATTCTGTCTCTGCATCCAAACCATGGATAGCTTTCAAGTCTTGTGCAAGCTCGAGTGTGTACTCTGCTTTCAATGCACGTGACTTGGCTGTTACAGTTGATTT